TTTGCGGAAGGAGGGGGAGTTGAACGTAAAAAGCGTTTTAACATTCATTTTGCTTTATGTCCCGATAAATACGGGATTTTGGCGGTTATATTTAGGTTCGTTGTATGTTTAATGATGTGATTTAACACATATTTTGAGTTTAATTTGTGCTTTATTTGTGCAAATAATTACTTACTTTGCACAAAACAAAATGCAATGGAATTATGGCAACCGTTAAAGCATACGTTCGTTCCAGCAAAAAAAATAACATAGTAAATGTACGTTTCCGACTATCTACTCCGGGGGCAAAATTATTATATTATGTAAGCGATTTACAGATAAACGTAGATCTTTTCGACAACAAGAGAGAAGAAATAAAATCGAGGGCGTTGTACCCGGATAAAGAGAGACGAATTTTCAACGAAAAAGTGAATGAATTAAAGTCTCTTATACTTCGGACATGGGAGGAAAGAGGAGACGACTACCAGCCAACGAGCGAATGGCTGCGTAATGCCATGCAGCGTAGAGTGAATGGTGAAACACCTGTTAATGATGATTTCTTCGATATATTTGACAAATTCCTAACCTATAAACAATACGATGAGAAGCGAGAGGAACATTATGATGTTTTAAAGCGGATAATGATCCGGTATGAAAATTACGAAATTTTTAATGGAGGAAAATTCAGGTGGAGCCTCGAAATATCTGCATTTGACTTGTCTAATTTCGAAGATTATTTAAAAAACGAGTATAGATTAGCAGAATTATACCCGTCGTTATATGAGGGTGTCAAGAAGTTATCGCCGAGAGGTAGAAATACTATTGCTAACATGATGACGAAGTTAAGGGTGTTCTATCTTTGGGCTGTGAGAATGGGGGAGACAACGACCAACCCTTTTGCAAATTATTCCATAAAGGAGCAAATATATGGGAGACCTTATTTCCTTACCTTAGAAGAACGTGACAGGGTGTACAATTTTCCAATGCCGAACAATCCTTTTCTTGCTATACAGCGTGATATATTTGTCTTTCAATGTATGATTGGTTGTAGAGTAAGCGATTTGTATAGGTTAACTCGTGAAAACATCAATGACGGGGCTATTGAATATGTCCCGACAAAAACGAAAGGGGATAATCAGGAATATGCTCGTGTACCTTTGACGAAAAAAGCGATTGAAATATTGGAAAAGTACAAGGAATATGGAGGACGTACCCTTTTTCCCTTTATCTCTGAGCAAAAATACAATGATTCCATCAAGAAGATTTTAAGAATGGCGGGCATCGACAGAAAAGTCACCGTTATAAATCCGGTAACGCAGAAAGAGGAGCAAAAGCCTATATATGAGATTGCCAGCTCGCACCTCGCACGTCGTACATTTATCGGGAATATCTATAAAAAAGTAAAAGACCCGAATATTATCGGGTCTATGAGCGGTCATGTAGAGGGCAGCAAGGCATTTGCCCGTTATCGTGACATAGACGATGAAATCAAGTTAGATGTGTTGAAAGAGATAGAGTAATAAAATGTTTGATTTTAAAAACCTTCCATAATATTGTTACCGTTGTTTTCCAGCGCTTCTTGTATGAGCGCATACTGACTTCCTAAAAATTTAGCCGTTTCTTTTGTCTTTTTATTGTTTAGTTCTCGGTCTATATTTTCAAGGTTGGTTTCTATTCTTATTTTCTTTATGCCATACTTGGCAATTGTTTTTATAAGTTCTTCCGATATATCATAAGCTGGGTAAATTATGAACTGTCTTAGCTTTGTGTATGAATCATATTTGCCTATTTCATCGGAATATTCAATTGATGTGTTTAATTCGGCTATTGAATCATTTCCAAAACGCAGTAATAGTACACCACCTTTTTTTATAGAAATAGGGGCATAAGAAAATATTCTCATTGACAATTGATAATTTGGATTTTCTTTTATTTGAATGCAGGAAATAGATAAATTTACATTTATCTTGTCTGTCCACTTTCCAATATAAATTGTATTGCACCCTATCATTCGAGATCCGTCGGAATCAATTTTATCAAATTCTATTTTAGGTTCAGCACAAAATGCAATAGTTGGAATAATAACCAACAATAATAATACTATCTTCTTCATGACTTATCTAAATTTGGAACACAACTATTTAATATTTTTAGTATCTGTTATTTTCGTAATTTCCTTGTTAAAATAATAACGTGTATTTGATATAACCTTTTGACCTAATTTGTTATTTCCTCTACAAGTGAAATTAGTCCACCAGCCATTATGTTCTGGGACAAATGATGATTGAATTTCGTCCATTCTTTTGTTTACTGATTCCATCTCTGCAATTACCTGTTTCGCACTATCTGTCCACATGTCCATATTCCGGTAATCGGAGCTAACATTTGAAATAAAGTAATTTGATTTTGCGTCTAAAACTTTTAACTTCAATCCAAGATTATAATATTCTTCGTTGTCTGATAGTACGCTGAAAGAGCTATCGAGGGGTGTCATCTCTACAAATTCGTAGCTGTTCCAATCATTCATTGTTTTTTTTAGTTGATCTTCTATTAAACTGCGAGCTTTGTCTTCATTTGTCTGTGTGCAAGAGGTAAAAGCTAATAGTAAGATGGTGAATAAGAGTAATGTAAGATTTTTCATAACTTAAATTTTGATATTTACTAATTTTATTTATTCTTATCTTTTCTCTTAATGGTATGTTTCAGTTTCAGCACGGCGAAGTTGAGTTCTATTTCGGTCTCTGTCTCGCTCGTCTGCATATCTTCTCCAAACAGGTCAGCCATTATCTCCCCGCTTTTCTGCATAAGAGTCTTTTGGGTGAATTGGTCGGGATTAGTCGATAGTTCTCCTATGGTTCTCGACAACTCCCTCAATTTGGCGAATGCCTCTATAATGGCAATCGTGGTCTCTGTCGCCCTCTCTCCTTTGAGAATGGTAGCCAACATATACAGTCCTTTCTCTGTAAATGCTTTCGGAAGTTTCGGAGAGAACTTTATATTTTCGAGGTTGTCAAAATTTTTGATAACCTCTCCTTTTTCACGCTTGTTAAGTTCAAACACATACCCTTCCGGGAATTTGCTTGGGTTGTTCTTTACAGCTTGGTTTATCTCTCTCGTCTCCACACCGTAGAGTTCGGCCACTGCGAAGTCAAGAATGACATCTTGTTCCCGCAGGTGGACAATCTTGTCTTTAACCGATTGGTAGGGTAGTAGTTTCATGGTTCTATATATTTCAATAGATGTTTTATTTCAATGACATACTTAGTAGTACTCTATATAAGCCGAATATATCTTGCAGTGATACTTCGAACGGAGGATATTCGGGGTTGATTGATACACATTTAACCCTATTCTCATCTAATGTAGGCATTATCTTTTTAATCACAATCCCGTTACAAGTGTCAAGTACATACACACGCCCCCAGTCGATAAACGCTTTCTCGTTAATCTTCTTTATCAGAACTTGTGTCCCGCTTGGATATTCTGGCGACATCGAGTCTCCCGTAACCGTTATGGCGAACTCAGCCCCTCTTATAGGCGATATAACCTTTTCGCAGTCGATTGATTTTATCGAATCCACGAAATCATTTAATCGTCCCGCTTGTGCAGCAAGAGGTATAAGTGGTACAAATGTGTTCGATTGTATATTATCTATCGGGGGTAATTGGGGGGCTTCATTTTCAGAATATTGTTGATATAATCTATTATCAACTAATTCGTCGAGAATTTTTTCTTTTAATTTTTTCTTGTTTGAATTGGGAATCGATGTTCGATATAATCCAGCGATGGGATCTGCAACTCTAAACATTGGACCATCAGCACCTGATAGCCACCCAACTGTTAGATGATATTTTTCTTCAAGTAATTTTTTGTATGTATCTTTAAATGCAGTGATTCCATTTTCTATTCTTGAATATGAATTTTGTCCAATATCAAGAATTGCAGCCATTTGCTTTTGAGTCAAATTTAAATGGGTTCTTAGCAATTTTAGTCTATTCTCATTCTCCATATCCATTTCTTGTGTTTTTATTATCCTAATTATGGATAATTAACGATTGGTTTTATCCATAATATCCTTTTTATGGATATATTTGTGCTGTGTTAATACAACAAAGGTAGTAAATAAAATTAAAAATACAAATACCTAATAAAAGTTAGCTCATTGGCGTAATGAATAACGGAATCGAACACCGAGAGTCGCAATAGCGGAAGCGCCGAGACTTGCGACGGGTCGGGGTGAAGTAACGAAGTCGTGACGTGTAAGTAATATCCGGCAATTCGGCAACCGGGCACGCTTCACCAAGTTCAATAAAATAGAAACGAACAAAAAGAATGGAGAGAGAAAGGGATTGGCAAATTTTGTCAAAAGTAGTTCAGACAGCTTTCCATTATACTATATTCCCCTGCCCGTCGGATTCGGGTTGGAAAACAGTCATCTGTTGCAGGGGAACTACTCGATATTGATTTTTATAGGCTTTCCACAATGAGGGCATTTGAGACCTTGTGTGGGTTACTTCTGCATATTTTCTATTATCGCAATGAGTCTGTCCATCTGCTCTTGCGACTTTGCAACCAACTTCCGCTGTTCGGCTATCTCGTCAATCGCCTTGTCGAGAGTGAGAGAGATGTTGACGTTGTTTCCGTTTCTTTCCTCTGCCGTGTTGCTGCTTGTGCTCGTGTTCTTGAGCATGCTGCCTTCGCCGGTTAATAGCCATGAAGTATTCAGTTCTGGAAATTGAATAGAAATTCTATTCATAACGTCAGCACCTATACTCTCACTTATATTTTGTATATACGAGTTAGATACCCCTATCCTTTCTTGGAATTTTCTCCTGCTCAATTGAGTATAAGATACAAAGTCTAATAATCTACTTTTTACGTTCATATGAATAGTTAATTAACGTTATAATGAATATAATTCTATTCGATTTATTTGCAATATGAATAGAAATCTATATCTTTGTGCCACAACAATGATACAAAAGTATAGAAAATAACAAACATAACCAATACCTAATATAAGCTATGACAACGGAGCAATATGAAATGGTTAGCCTGTCGATAAGCGACTATACAATCAACAAGATTCGCCGAGAAGTAGAAAAGCAACTCGAATATGTGGTGAGCGAGCGGATAGGAGAGGACAAATCGATGTATGGAGACTTCGATTTTGACGTAGAGGTTGACGATGAGATATTGCCCGTACACGTAACATACGACGCATACGATGGAACAACGGTTACATACGGCGACTATTTCACACCCGATTATGTAGACGGATCCATAGAAGTGAAATACGAGGTCGAGGTGTACGACGAGGACGGTATAGAAATGTGCAAGTTTAATGACAGCTTTGAATTTGAATAAAACAAGAATATGTACAGATTATTTATAGCCATCTGCCTGCTGCTCATGTTCGCCTCTTTTTTCGGGGTAATAGCAGCATTCATCAATGCCAGTATCGGACAGCTCATTATAAGCATGGCTTTCTTTGCATTATCGACATTTGTCCTGTCGGGTGTGCAGGACGAGAAAACGAACTAACACGGGAATGTTACGAGGAGGGAGCCAGAGCCTAAAAAAACAATAGGGTCGGCTCCTTTTATTATATAAAAAACAAGAATATGGGAACGATGAAAATACAAGTAGGATTTAGGTGCATAGCCGATGTAAAGCGGATAATACCCAAGCCGAAAGGAGTACGAGGAAAGTGTAAGTACATGATTCGTATGGAGGTTGGAGATGCTTTCTATGACGATATTAAGACATGTAGTGCTTATCGCCGGTTGAAGTCTTACATGAAACAGCTGGGAAACTCTCATGAGTATGGAGTTGGTAAAGTATCGGTGGAGAACGATGGAATGCCTGAATGGAGGACATTGGTATGGAGAAAGAGCTGATATTGACTGCCGGAGAATGGGCAGTCGCTAAGGAGTACGCAAAGGGTCTTCAAGACAAAGAGGTCGCAGAAAATCTGGGGAAGTCTGTATGGACGACCAAGACGCAGAAGAAAAACATATACCTCAAATTAGGTATATCGACCAGCAGTGAATTGACTCTGTATGTCATTTGCCGGTACTTGGGAAAGGCTTTCGATTTGAAAAAGATACGACAATTCGGGGTTTCTATCCTATTCAGCCTGTTGTTCGTCGTTGTGCAGGTATTCGGAGACACTGGCGATATGTGCAGGTTGAGGAATGCGAGAGGAAGAGCGTCAATGAGAGTGGAAAAACGATTAAAAGATTCATGGATATGGGAATAGAAGATACAATCATCAAGGTAGTGAGAGATGAAAACAATATGTTGCTCGGAAAATTGGAAGATGTAATTAACCATGCAATATCCGGTATAAAGAAAGGCTATGGAGATGTATTTTTGCCTGATTATGTACCTGTTAGAAAGGCAACAGAATTATTAGGGTGTTCTTATAAAGAATTGTTGAAGCGTTTGAATGCAATTAACGCCAAGCCTGAAAAAGTCGGTACACGTAACTGTATTACCAGAGATGAACTTTTAAAAATCATGAATTAAATAAGTAGCTATAATTCCATATAAATCAAGCATATTCACCGCCCGTCCGGGAGGATATGCGGTGTATAAAAAGAAACATAACCTTTTAAAATAAAACAACAATGGCAACAACGACATTACCACAATTGAAGAGCCTGTTGAACGGCGATTCTGTAAAGACAAGATTTAACGAGATATTGGGGAAGAAAGCCCCCGGATTCATCTCCTCGGTCATTTCAGCCGTCAACGGAAACACCATGCTCCAAACGGCCGATCCCCAAAGCATACTCAACTCGGCCGTCATAGCCGCCACGCTCGACTTGCCTATCAATAGCAACTTGGGTCTATCGGCCATCGTTCCCTATTACGACTCCAAGCTGAGGACGACAGTAGCACAATTCCAGCTCATGTACAAGGGACTGATAGAGCTATGCCTGCGAAGCGGACAATTCTCCTCTCTCATAGACGAAGTGGTCTATGAGGGTCAGCTCGTCAAGAAAAACAAATTCACGGGCGAATACATCTTCGACGAGGATTCAAAGACCTCCGACAAGGTCATCGGCTATATGGCCTATTTCCGGCTTGTGAACGGGTTCGAGAAAACACACTACATGACAGTAGGGGAAGTCGAGGCGCATGCCAAGAAGTATTCCCAATCCTACAAGAAAGGGTTCGGCGTATGGAAAGACGACTTCGACACGATGGCACGGAAGACGGTTTTAAAACTTCTTCTCGCCAAATATGCCCCCAAATCGATAGAAATGCAACGGGCTATCACTTTCGACCAAGCCACGATAAAGGGAGATTTGACACAGCAAGATACCAGCGTGGACGAAGTGGAAATCGAATATGTCGACAACGATACGGCGACCGACCGTCTGAGGGAGATGGCCGTCGAAGCAGCCGAGCAACCGGAATCTGAAAATGTCAACGGACAAGGACTGTTTGAGTGATGGAAGCGCAAAGGACTCTTGAATGGTACAGGAAACGCCTCGGCTGTTTCACGGGCAGCCGCATAGGCGACCTGATGAAAGCGAACCGAAGCGGCAACGGGTTCGGGGAATGCGCCATGAGCTACATCTACCAAGTGGCCGGAGAGCGCATGCTCAACCCCATGCTGTTCGAGGACGACGAGGTTTTCGAAAGTTACCTCTATCAGACCGACATATCGACCAAGCAAATGCGATGGGGAACGGAGAACGAGCCCGATGCCCGGCACATATATGAACTTAAAACAGGTCGCCGTGTCGTCGAGGTAGGATTGTGCAAACACCCCACCATCGCCCATTTCGCAGCCAGCCCCGACGGATATTATTACGATGAGAACAAGCGGGAAAAAGGGGTAATCGAGATAAAAAGCGTGGGAACGGCCACATATGCCAAATACTTCCACAAGATAAAGGATAACGATACCCTCCTGTCCACGGAGCCTAAGTACTATTACCAAATCATGTCCGAACTCATGTGCGTTGAAGCCGATTGGTGCGATTTCATCGTATATAACCCGTTCGAGAAGCCCTCCATGTTTATCAGAAGGATATATCCAGATGATAACACCTTCAAGAAGATAGCCGAAAGGATATACGAAGCCGATGAATTAGTCAATGAAATAATCAATTCATGAAAGACTATGAAATACAGTCAATCGTCAGCCTGCTGGAAAGATCGGCAAAAGCGTTGGAAAAGTCTGACGACTACCGGCATAAAGAGCTGGCAGGATTGATGAGAAATAAAGTAAGACAATTAAATAAGAAATACAATGGACAAAAATGAGATCTTAAATAGCGGCTGTGATGTCCGCGTTAGCGTGGCAAGAAACCCCAACACTCCCGTCGATGTGCTCATGGAGTTGGCAAAGGATAGCGACATTGTTGTACGCCGTAGAGTGGCATGTAATTCCAACACCCCCGTCGATGTGCTCGCAGAATTAGCGAAGGATAGCCACTGGGTTGTCCGCCGTTATGCGGCATGTAATCTCAACACACCCTTAGAAGTATTGATTGAATTGGCAAAGGATAGTCACTGGGCTGTCCGCGTTAGCGTGGCATGTAATCCCAACACGCCCGTCGAGGTACTCACTAAGCTGACAAAGGATAGTGACTTTGATGTCCGCCGTCATGCGGCAGGGAATCCCAAGTTAAAAGAAGTTTTAACCGATAAGAATAAAAGCGATGAAGACTAGACATAATTTCAACAGAGGCCTAAGAATGGACTTGGCATGCGAAAATGATTCATTCAGACCTGTATTTTCATATATCCATTTTAAAGATGGTTGCGCTTATGCATGCGATACACATATCTTGGTAAAAAACAATCTATCCGAATGTTCCACATTCACCGATGAAGAAATAGAAAAGCTCGATGGTAAGTTTATAGGCTCAAAAGCCTACAAGTCTATCCTCTCTTACGATATGGTACAAGTTACGGACATGGGGTTTGAATGTATGTTGTATGACAATCAAAAAGTTATATACCCATTCTCCGAAGTATATAAATACCCTGAAATGGAGAATGTAATTTCAGAACATCTAAAAGAGAGCACAGAAGGAATCACAAAGTTACGGATAGATCCTTCGTTCTTCTCCAAGATTGAAAAAGCACTATTCAATTTTGAGGACGCATATATGCAGCTTTCGGAAGGCAATAAATCTTTGCTCGTTAAAAGCAAAGACAGCGATAGTATCGGAATCATTATGCTAAAATCAATATAGATTAAATACGAATCATTATGTTTTACGAAATCAAACTGAAAGTGGAAAAAGAGAACAGCAAAGGAGAGATGAAAGAAGTCGTCGAACACTTCATCACCGATGTAGAACTGTTTGCCGAGGCGGTGGAGACATCGCAACGCTCCTACCTCATTGGAGAGCTGGCAAAAATCCTCAATCAAAACGGAATCAAGATAGGGCAAAACAGATTGTTCCAATTGTTGAGAGATGAGGGCTACCTCTGTAAGACAGGCGAGAATTACAACCTACCTACCCAACGGGCTATGGAGATGAATCTCTTCGAGATAAAGAAAACGATCATCAACAAGCCCGACGGAACAATACTGGTAAAGACCACTACGAAGGTAACCGGTAAAGGTCAAATCTACTTCATCAACAAATTCTTGCGTGAAAAACAACAGAAACAAGCCGTATGATAGACATCAAGCACATCATCGCCTCGATAGTCGAGGAAAAGATAAGGCATAATAAAGAACCTGCGGTAGCCCACACGCAAGAGATACAAAAGTCGGTCATTGAATCGATGAAATCCGAGATAAACGAGCTATGCAAAACTGGTGAGATTGACAAGCACAAGACCCTGAACGGGTGGGCATTCACTATCAATATTAGGAATAAATGAAAGACAGCTTTTTGATTTATAAATCATTTTATAAACCCATATCGAGATTATCGGACAAACAACTGGGCAGGCTGTTTCGAGCAATATTCAAATATCAACTTGGCGAGGAGGTTACGGTAGAGGAGGACATTGAAATGGCATTTGAGTTTTTCAAGAATCAATTCGAGATAGATGAACTCAAATATCAGGGCATTGTCGAGAGAAACCGGAACAACGGGCGTAAAGGAGGTAATGACAAAAACTCTGAAACGGTTAAATCAAAGTCCAGTGGGAGCCAAACGAGCCACTCGACCCCAAATAACCCAGTGGGGGCCAAACGAGCCAGTGGGGGCTTAAATGATAATGATAATGAAAATGATAATGATTTAAAAGAAACTTCTCTATCGAGAAGCAAAGAAAAAGAAGAAGATTTTGGCAAAGACGTTGACAAGCCACTGACAGAACTGCGTGAAGAACTACTCTCAAATCAAATGTGGATAGAAACGCTATCGATGAACAATCACATCGACGAGAACGAATCGAGGTTATATATCGAGGCATATATCCGTAAACTTCAAAACGAGGGTATTGCAAGAAAAAGCGTCAGCGATGCACAACAACACTTTGCCCGCTGGTTAAGAATCGAACTAAAACGAGCACGAGATGAGCAATCCGGAATCCATCAAAAACCTAATTCCAAGACCAAAGAGCAGCGATATGCAGAGTTTGCAAAAGCCATCGCCGCCAAGCTGGAAACAGGAGATACTGGCAACCTACAAGACGGGGGAGAATCTGCTCTGCCTTTTTAGCCCAGACAAGCAGACGGAATACTGCAAAAACGAGGAGCGTTGTTTCACAGGCCATGCACCGAGTATTGCAAGAGTTGCCCGGACATTTGGAGATAGCGTAGCTGAATCATGGCTGTCCATACAGCTCTTTGAACTCGCAGAATTTTCAAAAGTTCGAAATGGCATGGAACCAGCAGATTTTATCGAACTGGCACGGACAATTATCTTAGGCTATGGCCGTTTTAAGCTCACCGAGTTCATGGTATTCTTCCAGCGATTCAAACAAGACAAATACGATCAATTTTTCGGCACTTTTACTCCGGGTACAGTGACAAGGTCATTGAAAAAATTTAATTCTGACAGGGAGAATCTATTGCGGTTCTATGAAGACAAAAAAAGGCAGGAGGAAAGGAAACGGGAATGGGAGCTGCGTGAAAAGGAGAAAGCGACACCCGGTCAGATTCAAGAAATTATCGACAAATACAGCAAAAAGGAAAGTTAAGTATGAAAGACATAGAGCTTTACAACGACTCATTCCAGAATTATAAAGTCTATGGGCTGCCAAAAGCGCAGCTGATTATAGCAGATGTGCCGTATAATTTGGCGAATAACGCCTACGCCAGCAACCCCGCATGGTATATCGACGGAGACAACAAGAACGGCGAGAGTGCATTGGCAGGCAAACAATTCTTCTCGTCCGACAGCGAGTTTCGTCCTGCCGAGTTCATGCACTTCTGTTCCAAAATGCTCGTCAAGGAACCGAAAGAAGCCGGCAAATCCCCCTGCATGATACTGTTCTGCGAGTACGAACAGCAGTTCAAATTCATAGAGTTAGGCCGCAAATACGGGTTAAATCACTATATACCGCTGGTTTTCCGCAAGGACTTCTCGGCGCAAGTGTTGAAAGCAAACATGAAGGTCGTCGGCAACTGCGAATACGGTCTTATCCTTTATCGGGACAAGTTGCCCAAATTCAACAACAACGGGAGAATGATTTTCAACTGCTTCGATTGGGTGAGGGACAACACCACGCCCAAATGCCACCCTTGCCAGAAACCTGTCCCGCTCCTCAAACGGTTGATAGAGATATTCACGGACAAGGGCGATGTTGTCATCGATCCGTGCGCAGGAAGCGGCACGACCCTGTATGCGGCAGCCTCATTGGGAAGAAAGGCATACGGCTTCGAGGTCAACAAGCAATTTTATAACGACGCAAATGAAAAAGTTTTGAAAAGAATACAAGTCAGTTTATTTCAATAAATTATAAAAATCATACAGATATGAGAGAAACCGAACTTATGAAAGGAGGAGAGCAATGAAAGCAAAAATTAAATCGACTGGCGAAGTCATAGAGGTATCACGGATAGAAAATATTATCACCAAAAGAGGAGTGGAGCGTCAATATGTTGATAACAAGCGTAGTTGGTGTACATACGTGCAATCAGAGCTTGAATTTATTAAAGAAGAACCACACAAGAACATTGATTGGGAGCAACGCAGGTATGAGATAGCCAAAGATATGATGACTTCTGCTGAACAACATAACAATGACACAACAGGATTCAAAAATACAATGGCACAAGCGCAATATGCAATAGAATGTGCCGATGCCCTCATTGCTGAATTGAAGAAAGGAGGAGAGCAATGAGAAAAACGATATTAGATGCCTGTTGTGGGGGAAAGATGTTCTACTTCGACAAACATGACGAAAGAGTTCTTTTTCAAGATATTCGAAAGGTATCTACTCATTTATGCGATGGTAGATCATTTGAAGTAAATCCCGACATACAAGCCGACTTTACAAATATGCCCTATGAGGATAAATCTTTTTCGATGGTAGTTTTCGATCCGCCTCACTTATTAAGGAATGCTGGAAAGTCAAAGATGGCAGATATGTACGGAAGTTTGAACGAAAAAGCATCGCCAACAGGCTACCAACAAATTAAATACGGAGCTCTGTATTCAGATTGGCGTGATATGCTGGCAAAGGGATTTAAAGAATGTTTTAGAGTCCTGAAACCCGGAGGATTTTTGATTTTCAAATGGAACGAGACAGATATCAAGGTTTCTGAAATTTTGAAGCTCACACCTGAAAGACCAATATTCGGGCATATATCCGGCAAACGATCTAATACACACTGGATTTGTTTCATGAAAGAAATTATAAAGGAGGAATAAGATATGAAGAAAATAATGTTCAATGATAAATACGGACTCACCCAAGCCGTACTTGAAGGTCTAAAAACACAGACAAGGCGGATAATTACTCCTCAGCCGACATATCAGGATAATTGCGGAATTTGCTGGAAGGGTTATGCTTACGGTCTTAGTCTTAGTAATGAGCTGTTAGGCTGTTACATAAATTTTGTATTAGGAACTGAATATGAAAAGTCGTGCAAAAGATACAGGAAAGGAGAGTGTGTTGCAGTGGCACAGAGCTATGTAGACTGTGGAAATCTTCCTGATTATGAGCTTGACGAGGAAGGGTATCCAATAATGCCTAAAAGAAGCGGATACTTCAACAAAATGTTTGTCCGTGCCGGCCTTATGCCCCACCAAATCCGCATAACCAATGTACGTGCTGAACGGTTACAAGATATTTCAGATGAAGATTGTTTGAAAGAGGGAATAATAAAAGGCAAAGTCGGCAGTGAAGATACCCATTTTATGGACGCATATTATATTCCGACATTAAAAACAGATCCTTTTTGCACGCCACAAGGGGCTTATTCATACTTAATCGACAAGATAAGCGGTAAAGGCACATGGAAGAACAACCCCTATGTATTTGTGTATGATTTCGAACTGGTAAAGTGAAATTATGGAAGTAGATAAAATAAAGGCATTTGATTATATGCTCCATCTTTTTGAAGAGTGGCGGGATAATCATGAAACGATTAAGGGCAAGCCGTTTCCTAAACTTACAGCCATGAAGCTGCTGTTTTTGGCTGCTGCTCCTAAGGAAGAAGGAGGCGATGACCTTTTGGATATATTCGATAATTTCTATGCTATGCCTTATGGCCCGGTAGAAATTGATGTGTATAATGCGATTCAGGGAAACAAACTTCCTTCATATACAGTTAATTATAGGCATATCGAACGAAAGGTTGATGAACTATACAAGCCAAGAAATACAACCGTATGGACCGGTAGAGAACATGGAGATCTTTATAATCGAATACGGGACGCTGTAAATGACCTGAGAGAGAAAAACGAAAAATTGGTATTACTAAATGCTTTTGAACTAGTAGAGATTACTCATAGATGGTCTAGTTGGGATCGGGCGATGGATTTTGCTGAATTTATGGAGCAAATGAGTGCCAAGATGTCTATTGATTCTATTAGGGATTCAAGCAAGATATTCGATTTAAAATGAAATATAATCATGGAAGGAAAAGAAGTAGGAGTATAGATGAAAGGGAATGCCTGTACATTCCCATAGAAAGCGAAATCACGCACTTTTCTTATCGCTCACCAAGAACGAAAAGTATTTAGACCTTTTAGGGTAAATCTTTTTACCGTTCTTGATGATATAACGGCAGAATATGCGGATTTTCCCACTTTCATTTTGAACTTGATCTTTCACATTAACACCTCCTTTCCGTTTTGCCTGCCGACCTGTATCGACAAGCTATAAGTTGCACCCTGTCAAGTGCAACTAAAAAAAGCCCAAAGTTACAGGACATTGGGCTTAATGTCTTTCTCACACGAGAATGGACAAGATGATGGCGAATGACAGTTCGCCGGATCGGAGGTGTTAATGTTCCGAATCAAGTTCGATGCAAATATACTTCGATATTTAGTTATCAAATATCAAATTAACTCTTTTAATAGTTTAGTTAACATTGTTGTATTATGAGTAAAAAGAAAATCTACATCTCCCTACCCATTACCGGCAGGGACTTCGATGAAGTGGAAAGTGAAATACTATACGTTTCGGGAGTCCTCGAAATGAAAGGATACCGTGTCGTCACACCGATAGACTTCGATGTAAACCCCGATTTGGACAAACCCTATCATGAACTTCTGGGAAACGATATAAAGGCACTAATGGAATGCGATGCGATATGCCTTTGCCCCTGTTGGGAAAAATCCAAAGGCTGCCAGTTAGAACATTTCGTGGCCCAACTATGGGATAAGGAGATAATAGAATTTGAACGATTAAAATACAGTAAGATATGGAAAGAAAAGTAGGAGAAATATTTGAGTACAACGGAGAATGGTATCAGTGTATTCATACAAAATCTCTTGGATGTGAGAATTGTGATTTAGCTACCAAGAGTGATATTCATTGTAGTGATGTATTTGAGATAAGAGGAGAATGTTTATCATGTTATAGAAAAGATGGTAAATCTGTAATCTTCAAGAAACTTGAAAAGGTCGGAGATCCTATTAGGATAGAGAATAAATCATACCAGAAAATAAAGGTTCCTGGTGCTCTTTGTAATAATTGTGCTTTTTGTGATAATTTTTCAAGAGACTGCAAATTGAATGACTATATAAATCATTATCCTACACATTCATGCCTCACAGATGAAATGTTTGTAGAGATTAAACAAAACAAAGAAAATATGGGAGAAAAGAAATTAAATCTTAAACCCTTTGACCTTGAAGCAGCCAAAGCTGGCAAGCCAGTATGTACTCGTGATGGTAGAAAGGTAAGGATTATTTCCTTTGATAGAAAATTTTTATTCAAGGGCGTAAGCTATCCAATCATTGCTTTGGTAGAAGATACTGCCAAAGAAGAAACCATATATGGTTATAATGAAAAAGGTAAGGTTATAATTGAAAATGACACGCCATATAAAGATGACTTAATGATGCTCCCTCAGAAGAAAGAAGGGTGGGTGAATGTATATAAATCACATGAAAGAGGAAATACAATTTCTTTCATAGTAGCAAGTATTTACCCGACCAAAGAGGAAGCAAAAAAATCTTACGTAGTAGAATTTGACTATGTTGATACCGTTAAAATCGAGTGGGAGGAGTAAGTTATGTGGATAGCAAGAGACGAAAGTGGAAAATTGTTTATGTACTCAACTAAACCATTTAAACGTGAGTGTACATGGGGATTTAAAGACAAAAATACTATTGTTGTTGTATTAAGTGACAGTTTATTCCCAGAAGTAAAATGGGAAGATAAAGAACCAAGAGAGTTGATATTGAAATAATTATTTAAAACAAGTAAATCTTGAACATCAAAATATTGAAAGAGGAGTACAGCCGGAAGATGGAGAAGGCTCTGAGAAGGGGCGACTTCGCTCTGAAATAAAGCAAGAATTTACTTGCTAATCAGATTGATTTTTAGTATATTTATATAAGTTTTAGGTTATTGTTTTAGGATATGAGCAAAGGTAAATTTAACGATGTCAAAGATGACATCATCTCCTATATAAGGGAGGGGGATTCTAATATCTTAGCCTGTAAAAAGGTTGGTATTAGCAAAGAAACATTTTATACTTGGATAAATGACAAACCTGACTTTTCTGACTCTTTAAAAAAGGCGAGAAAAGAGTTTCGTGAAACTATCGTTCAAACGTTGGAGCAATCACTTTGGAAGCGTGCTGCCGGTTATGAGATTGAAGAGTCTAAAAATGAATATAGAACTTTAAAGGACGGGAGTAAAGTGCTTGTAAAGTCAAGCAAAATAACGAAGCACTTCCCTCCGGATACTGGTGCACTTATATTTGCTTTGACGAACTTAGACCCTGAAAATTGGAAAAACAGAGAGGATAACAGGCTTTCTGTCGATGATGGCATAAGCGAATTTAAAATATCTGTTGTACATAAAGAAGGTACACCACCGATAGCCAACAGTGAAGATGACATCGCCGACTGACATATTCGCAACCTTGCCTTTATTTGACAGCATGATGAATAGTAACGAGCGTATCATAATTAATCAAGGTGGAACGTCTTCTGGTAAAACCTATACGATATTGCAGTTGCTAGTATATTATACACTCTCGTTTGTCAATAAAGTTATAACGGTTGTCGGACAAGATATACCTAACCTGAAAAAGGGCGCATATCGAGATGTCAAGACGATAATAGGTAATAGCGATTTTTGTTCTGATAAGTTCTCATTCAACGAGAGCGACAGAATTGTAAAGTGCGTTACCGGTTCCATAATAGAATTTGCTTCGTTTCAGAATGAGCAGGATGCCAAGAGTGGAAAGCGAGATTATCTGTTTGTCAATGAAGCTAACGGTATACCTTATCCTGTATATTGGCAGCTTGCTATCCGTACACGAAATCAGATATTTATCGATTATAATCCGACAGCTCGTTTCTGGGTACATGATAAGATAATAGGGAAGCCAGAAGCAAAGCTATTCATTACTGATCATCGCCACAATACTTTTCTCTCCGAAGAGGAGCATGATAAGATAGAAGGGATTGAAGATAAGGAGCTTCACCGTGTATATGCGAGGGGAAAGACTGGAAGACTCCGAGGTATGGTTTATGACAATTACGATATTGTCGATTCTATGCCTGATAATTACAAGGGTAGATGGTTGGGACTTGACTTTGGATATAACGATCCAACGGCATTGGTTGATGTTCGTTTATCTGGTGGTGATTTATGGATTGATGAGATTCTATTTGAAGGAAAGGTAACCAATCCCGATATTTCGAGAGTTGTTCGACAGAATGGAATGGCATCCATTACCATTATCGCCGATAGTGCAGAACCTAAGAGCATAGAGGAATTGAAGAGGTTCGGGCTTAGGATAGAGGGAGCGAAGAAAGGGAATGATAGTATAAGACTAGGTATTTCGGTATTGAAAAGATATAAGTGGCATGTGACAAGGCGAAGTACGAATATAAGGAAAGAGCTGGCAAATTATAAGTGGAAAGAAGGAGATGATGGAGAACCTACAAATGAGCCTATCGAATTATTCAATCACTCGCTAGATGCTATCCGCTATGTAGCCCTCAATAGATTGTTTACACCGCCACAACATAAGAAGATATTTAAACTCGGAAATATATGAAAAGAGAAAAAAGAAAGACATGTACGACGGCTCATTTTTTAGCTATCATGGAATGTTTAACCGAAGAATCGGTAGAAAGTGTAAAAGGAGCTAAAAGAGTTTCTACATTCAAAGGAAAACCATTAAAAACAGACATAAACGGTATTATGTACGGTGAATTGTTGCAGTTAATGGAAATAAAGACGACCTCAGAAGAATTTATAAAGCCCATGCAGATTGTTGAGGGACTTACCGAGGAGGAAGTTTTGAAAGCTGATATATCTGTCACGGCTGGATATAGGAATTGGATTATAGATGAGGTTAAGAGGGTTTCCAAAATGTTTGAGGCGCTCGGTGAAACAATGAGTTATTCATCGGAGGAGATAGCCGCAGGAGTAACATCGTTGAATTTTGGCACATTCGGTATTGTCGATTCTTATGCAAAACGTATGGGAATAATAGATCATGATTATGTTCTTCAATGTGTGCCGTGGGTAGTTATCTATCAATGTCTGAAAATGGATAACGAAGTAGTAGCTTATCAAAGGAGATTGCAAAAGTTAATATATAAGAAAAAATGATGGAGGATAAGATAAGGGAGATCGTAGAGGCTATGGGCTTCTCTTTCTCAATAGGAGATATATATCATTTGAACCAGTGGCTTCAACAGCCGGAGCAACTTCCTGCCGTATTGTATGTAATGCCTATCAATGGAGGAGGAGAAATAACAGTTTCGGGAATGTTGAAGAAGAATATAGAGCCTTTGTTATTCTTTCTTGACCATGAGGGAATAGATCCGGAAGGAGAAGATACGAATGCTATTATAGAGCGAATGCGTTCTGCCGTTGAGGAATTTGTTGTTCGGGTAAACGACACCAGATATTTTGAACCAATAACCGCATGGAGTTGCCATGATGTAATCAGGGATATGGCGATACAGTGTTCAGGCGTATCAGTTTCTTTGAATCTTAAAGAATCGATAGGAAAATGCGTATAAGGGAAATTCTACAAGAAGAATTGGAGTGGCTCAAAGGCAAGATTGTAGAACAGTTGAGAGCTACCGGAACAACGGTAACGGGACAGACGGCCGATAGTATCGAGGTATATATAGAAGGCAATGAAAAGGAAATCGAAGCCTATTTACTAGGGCGACCTGCATTTTCCACGGTTGAGAAAGGTAGGGCTGCGGGAGGTGTTCCATCTAATATGGTAGATATTATCAGGCAATGGATTATTGACAAAGGAATATCGGTAAGGCAAGTTCCATACATTCGCCAACCGTCTGAGAACTGGCAACCGAAATATACGGTCGAGGAAAGAAGCCTGAATATGGCAGCGGGAGCTATAAGCCATACGATAGCCACAAAGGGTACGAAGCTATATAGGGAAGGAGGACGAGCAGACATTTACACTCCCTTTATAGATGAGTTTCTTAAACGGGTAGAAGATAAAATTTATTTAGAGTATAAACTTGAAATATTAGAAAGATTATGACAAGCGAAAAAGATTATTCAACAGTACAAGTGAGTAATATAGGATATTGTTTCTCTCCATTTGTAATTGATATAAATGCAAATAGTTCTTTATTGCAAGATATAACCATTATTATTTCTTGCTCACACATTTCAAATGATTACAAAGAACGTTGGAGCGTTGATTATAAGACTAATTTTAAAAAGGATATTAGATACATATTACAGTCCTTATTCGAGTATGAAGGTTTAAACCCACACATGTATGCAGGTATGGTAGAGAATACTTCTAAACAATTTAGGATTATTGTCGATGTGCAGACATCAGACTCATTAGAGTCTCATGATATGGGTACTATTAATTTCATATATGGAGCTGTTGAGCCGTATAAAAGATATAATTCTTCAAATATTCCAATCCATGTTAAACAGTTTGTTGAATTCCCGTTTTCTGTTAATTTCTTATTGAAGGAAGGTGCACTTGTACAGACTAATTCACTTGAATTAGTAGAGTATAAAGGTGTGAACGACAACCTCGTCTGTGTCTTTTTGGATAAGCCAAAAATTTCGATCGGCAAATCTTATCTTGTATATGTTGAAAACGATAAAGAAATAGTCGTTGATACAGATTCTCTTTATCCTATTATAGAGACATGGGATAGTGGTAAAACTGTATATTATGTGACAACCTATGGATGCACCGATGGTGTATATTTGATGTGGTTAAATAGATTGGGAGGAAGGAATTATTTCCTTTTCAAGAAAAAAGGAGAGACACTTAAAGTTGATGGAGAAGAATATAATAAAACACTATCTTATAAAGATAGATTAGTCGATAATTCCGTTCAGCAAAATAAGACAGCGACTCGTGTTGTCACGCTTTCTGTACCGATGGCTGATAAGAATGAATATAGTTATATAGAAGATGTTCTATATTCCCCAGAGGTGTATGTTTATGACATAGATAAATATGCCTTTATAAAGGTAAATGTACAGACTGGGGATTTTGAACGGACGAGTGCTGAACTTCAAGATTTTGTTTTCAAGATTGAATTACCCGAAGAGTTAACAATAAAGATATGAAAGAGGAACTATATATCAAGGGTGAAAGTGTCGATTTGGGCGACAGTGAGATAACACTCAATTTCAAGAGCAATTTGTTAGGGGACATTTCCAAGATAACAGCCTCGAATAGTTATACGATAACCCTACCGAGGACGAATAAGAATATAAGGCTGTTGGATTTTCCCGATTTTGCCGGTCATGAGAGCTACATGATGAGGGACTATTTCAATGCGGAATATTACAGGAATGGGGTAAAACTGTTCGACGCAAAGGCTGTTCTTATATCGTGTAGTGAAGATGGGTTTGATATGGCCTTAACTTGGGGAATAAATGATAAGTTTATATCGCTTATTAATGATGATAAAAGCATACAGGAGTTTGCAGATGAGTCTTTACAATGGAACAGTGCGTCTACATACGATTATGGACTTACACCAGACAGGTCTTATCCACAACATGGATATATCCCTATGAATACAGGAATAGATGTAGATTCAAATCGAGATAAAATATTTGTTCACCCGTCAGCAAGTGTGAAAGTGTTGTTAGATCAAATTGAGTATGTATATGGAATGAATTTATCTTTTCCTAGTGATGTAATGGAAAAGATAGAATTGTTATATATCCCTCTTGTTTCTCAAAAAAGAAATCCTAAGTTAAATTATTTTTATGGGGAACTTTATGCTACGCCTTCTATTTATGAAGCATTGATTATAGATCAAAAGATGCATATAAATATAGTTTACTTAGATCCAAAATATAATTATGTTCTGAAAATAGACGAGGCTGGCAGTTATACTTTTAATGTTAATCTAACGAGAGGCTCAGAGTATAGTGCCGATTTGCTGCCCTTTATTAGAATAGGACGACCTTCAAGCAATCCGATTGGGGACTTTATAAAAAGTATCCCTTTAAAAATAAATGATAATAACATTTATTATAATGGCAAAATAACAATTACAGAAGATGATGTAAAAAATGGAGGAGTGAATGTGGTTATATATTCATACAGCACTTTAAATAATAATTATACAAACCGTATTTCAATCTTTAAAGACGATTATTCTGGGACGTTAGTATATGGTGAAACTTATCCAATAGGGTCGAACTTACCAAATATAAAAGTTGTCGATTTCATAAAACAAATATGTTGGTTGTTCGGTCTTTTTGCAATAAAAAGCGATACCGGTGTCTCTTTCATACCTATAAATAAGATAATAGATAATAAAAATAAGGCGGTCGATTGGAGTAAGAAATTAGTACCGACAGGGTGGACGGCCAAAGAGACCTCGTACACGTTTGGGGACTTTGCACAGAAGAACTATTTCCGTTACGAGGAGAACGAGAACGCCAAGAGTGACGATGGTTATATAATTGTACAAAATAAGACACTCGACAACGAAAAAGACTTAGTAAAACTTCCTTATACTTCGGGTGGTGATAATGGAGATATGAGTTCTGTTCCGTATTTCAAGTGGAATGACGACGGTGAAAATATAGATCTTGTTGATTGCGGGGATAGAATCATGTATTTGCATTATGAATCAGGTACAGGGGAATATCCTAAACTGTCGTTCAAGGGACTTTCTTTTAACGAGATTATTCCAGAATATTATACATTATATCAAGATTTAATAAAATACCCGTTTGTGATTAAGGACACATTCAGGCTTACTGAGATAGATTTGAAAAACATCGATTACACGATACCTGTATATATAGAGCGATATGCGGCATTTTTTGCTATTATCTCTATAAAGTCGCAAGGCGATTATTCAGAGTGTGAATTACTTAAATTATTATGAATACTATAAATGTTTTAGGTTATGGCAGAGAAAGAGATTATCCTCAATGTTAAAGTACAAACAAATACAGAAGCAGCGATTAAACAAATAATGGAGCTGAATACCCAAATAGAAAGGGAAAAGAATTTGCAAAAAGAGTACAACCAATGGTTAAAGGAAGGGACTGTTTCTTGGGAAGAATATAATCGGGAAATGGAGCTTTCAAAACAACATGTTACCGAATATTCTACAAAGATACGAGCTCTTAGGAAAGAGATTCAAAATAATATTAAAGTTGAATCGGATTTAAGGGGTTCACTTGTTCAACTGCGTGCGGCTTTATCCAATCTGACTGCCGAATATGACAATCTAAGTAAGGCGGAACGGGATTCGGCGAAAGGGAAAGAATTACAAGACAAGATTAATGCTGTTACAAAAGAGCTTAAAGGAGCAGAAGAGGCAACCGGTCGATTCAACCGGAATGTAGGTAACTATGAAAATGCAATCAAAAGCGTATTTGGGAACAATCAGCTTGTTGCAGGAATTCAGGCTGTAAGGAATGGTGTTATAGGGGTAAGCAAGGCTTTTGATCTTCTTAAATCTCACCCGGTAATTGCTGTTATAAGTGTCATTACGGCATTATTCTTGAAACTGGCAAATTCAGCAAAGAACAACGAAGAACAATATGTTAAGTTGCAGCAGGTATTGGCTCCGTTGAAAATGGCAATGGACGGAATAACAAGGGTTGTTGAATCTATTGTAGATGTTTTTCTTTCTGCCGCACAAGCTGTTACTGGTTTGGTGGGTGCTTTTTTGGATTTTATTGGAGTAGGAGATAGCATAAATCAAAATTCAAAGGATTATATAGAACTTGAAAAGCAGAAATTAGATTTAGCCAATAAAGAAAGGAGCGACCTTGTAGAGAATGCGAAATTAAGTATGGAAGCCTCTGATTTGAGGGCGAAATCTGCTCAGAAGGATAAATATTCAGCAGAAGAACGCATACAATTCTTGAATGAAGCCATAGATAAGGAAAAAGCTATGGCAGACAATGAGTTGGAACAAGCGAAACAGAGATTAGAAATAGCTAAAAAAGAAGCTGAGCGAACAAAAAATAGTAAAGAAGTGAATGATGAATTGGCACAAGCAGAAGCTAATTTGTACAATGTTCAAAAAGAATATAATACAAAAACAAGGGAGTTATATTCACAACGTTCAGAGGCTCAAACTAAATTAAATCAAGAGGAGGAACAACGGTTACAATTAGTGCAAGAGCGTTCGGATAAAGAGCTTGCAGCTATGCGTGCTCTCCGTGATTCTGAAAATGCGCTAATTAAAGATAGTTTTGAAAAACAGAAAGCAGACATAAATGCAAGTTATGATGATCAGATAGCAGATTTAAAGAAGCGAATGGAAACAGAAGAGAATCTAACGACCGAAGCGAAGGCCGCCATGAGTGCCACAATAGCCAACTTGGAAAAGCAGAGAGATGCAGAGTTAGCAGAAGTGAATGAGGAATCGATTCGGGAAAAGTTAGAGCAAGAAGCTGCTTATATTGAGCAGAGGCTTCAATTGGCAACAGAGGGTACAATTCAGGAATATAGCTTGAAAGCTGAACAACTCAAAAAGGAAAAGGAGATAGAACTATCCAATACAAAACTGACTGCCGAGCAGAAACAACTGATTGAGGACCGTTATCAAAAGAAACTCGACGAAATGACATCTGAGTATGAGCGGAAAAAGCAAGAGAAAGCTATGGAAGCATTGGAGCTCGAACTGTCTAACAGGTTGGCAGCCGCAAAGATAGCCGGAGAAGATGAGTTACAAGTCGAGCTTGAAAATGCCAAGAAACGGCTTGATTCCTTACAGCAGTTAGAGGGAGAAAGCGATGCCGAGTTTAAAGCTCGACAACTCGAAGCCCAGCAGGAATATTTGGATGCCAAAGAGGAACTTGCACAGAGGGAAATAGAAATAGAACAAGCGAAGTTCGAAGCGGCATCTCAAATTACAGGAGCTCTATCGGGGTTATTCGAGCAGCTTGGAGAGGACAACAAGGCATTTATGATTTTATCGAAAACATTAGCATTGGCAGAAGTGGCTATTAACACAGGAAAAGCAATATCATCGGCTGTTGCTGCGTCTGCTACAAAAGGTATTTTTGGTATTGCAGAAGCTGTTTCTTTAATCGCGACGATAATCACCAATATGACAACCGCGATAGGAATTATAAACTCGGCCAAGTTTGCCGATGGTGGTCTTGTAGAAGGCCCCGGAACGGGAACGAGCGACAGCATACCCGCTATGTTGTCTAACGGTGAGAGCGTGATGACAGCAAGAGCTACCTCCATGTTCGCTCCGCTACTGTCTGCTATTAATGTAGCCGGAGGAGGCGTGCCCATACAAGTCCGGGAAAAAAGTAGTCAGGCTCTCGGTGAGGAGATGATTGCACGAGCCATTGCACGAGGCATGCAAGATGTCCACCCGATTGTTTCCGTTACGGAGATTAACAAGGTGGGTTCACAGGTTAAAGTGGTAGAGAATTTAGGTTCAATTTAATTGTTCAATTCATGAAAGTCCACGAATGTATAGAGATAAGCCGTCCCATATTGGAGGCGATGAGGCGCGCCGGAGTCAATCTGGACGATGTTAAGTACCTTGAAATGTACAAGCGTTTCCTAACGATGAAGGGAGAAGGGTTAAAAGTGTCTTATATCGCCGAGAAATTGAGCGATGAGTACCAGATAAGGCCGAGAAAGTTCTACTACATCTTGAAAAAGTTCGATTCCGTTGTTTAATTATATGTGTTGTGTTTCGGGTGGCGTGTGTCCGTGAGGATATGCGCCATTTTTTTTTGCTGCAAAATCCGTGCAGTTGAATCCCTTCTTATCATTCTGTTTGATAGGTTATTCCTTCGTAAATTTGGAATAAACCAATGATTGGATAATGGTATTAAAAATATATTCTCAAATAGCGAATGAGTCGGAAAAAGCATTATTGCAGTTTTTCGGGGACAATGCAGTTTCTTTCATCGATGTAGACGATTTTGTAAGCCAGATACCGGAAGATGACGATTCGATAGAGGTGCGCATTCATTGTCCGGGCGGCGATGTAGCCGAGGGCTGGGCTATCGTTGACAAATTGAGGGCGACCGGAAAAAAAATAATAACAGAAGTGGCCGGTGTGTGCGCCTCTATGGCGACGGTAGTCCTGCTCGCCGGTTCGGTACGTAAAGGATATAAGAACCAGAGGCTTCTGATTCACAATACCCGCTTTTGTGATTTTTATATAGAGAATGCCACGGCGGAAGAACTGGAAGCAAAAGCTAATGATTTGAGGTCGGAGGATAATAAGATTCTTGACTTCTATGTAGAGCGCACTGGGGCTGATAGGGAAGTTCTCGCCACTCTGATGAAAGAGGAACGATATATGAGCATGCAGGAAGCTAAGGATTTGGGATTCATAACGGAAATAATCGAGCCGATTTCGGCTATTTCCAATACAAACAAAAATAAAAAAAACATGAGTAAAAAGAATCTGAAAGATGCGCTGAATGTGTTGGCGCAAGCACTCGGTCTGTCAGGTGCAAAGGACATCGAGCTACAAACTGAGGACGGGCAAGTATTGACAGTAGAACGAGAAGAAGGAGATCCGGAGGTAGGTGATGCCGCCAGCCCTGACGGGGAATGGTTGATGCCAGATGGGAGAACGATTATCGTATCTGACGGCGTGATTACCGAGATTCGTGAAGCAGTCCCTGATGGAGGCGAAGATGTGGAAGCACTTAAAGCCGAGATTGCTCGACTTACAGCGGAGCTGGAATCAGAAAGAGCGAAGGGAAAAAGCGACGAGGAGTCTGCTATTCTAGCCCAAGTTAAAGCGGCAGGGGGCAAACAATGGCTTGACAGAGTGACGACTAGCAATTATGTGCCTCCTAAACCAAATCCGGCTAGAAAGAAAGAGCCGGTAGCAGAGGAAAACGTCCTTGAAAAGGAATTAAGGGAGAGGAAAGAGAAAGCGAAAGCCCATGAGGCTGAAAAGCGAAAAAGAAAATAGGTAATATTAAGAGATTTTTTAGGTTATTATGGGAACTTTTGAAGATTTGACCCCTGATAATGGGGCGATAAAAACGTTGCAGGAGTTAATTCCGATGACAACGTTCAAGGACGAAAGCCTTGAAGCACTATTTACATTGATGACTAGTGCGAGAAACGGGAAGAAATTAGGGTTCATAGGCGATATGGAAGATGTCGGAACGAAACTGACGAACCGGTGTAATCCTACTTATGTATCTGCTTCCATTGAGGCAAATGAAAAAGAGTGGGAATTGGGAGAATGGGAAATACCCTTAAAGCTCTGTTATGACGATATTATGGGTACAGTAGCCGAATATACGCTGAAAACAGGCACGGATAAGGGCGACATGACCTCTATCGAATATATGAATGTTGTCTATCGCCCGGCATTGGAAAAGGCCATGATAAATATGATGTGGCGGTTAATTTGGTTCGGCGACAAGGACGCAAAGAATATAACCGGAGGAAGTGGTCAGATAACAGACGGGGTTAATACCAACTTGTTTACAGTTGCCGATGGATTCTGGAAACGACTGTTTGCAATAATTACAGATAATGAATCTCAGAAAACAGCAATTGCGGCAAATTCGCAAACAACGGCAGCCCTTCAAAAATCGAAATTATTAGAATCCGGTGTTGCAACGGGCATAGTAGACTCCATGTTGATGGAAGCAGACCCAAGAATTTCTACCCTTGATGGGGCAGCTATTTTTATGACAAAATCATTGGCAGACGCATTGACGCAAGATGTGAAGAAAACTTACCGAGATATAATGCCTTGGACAGTAATCTTCGATGGTGTTCAAATGACGCAATACAATGGTGTTCCTATTTATTCCATCTCGATTTGGGACAGAATGATTCAAAAATATCAAAATGATAAGACGAAGTTGAACATTCCTCACCGAGCTGTTTACACTTCGCCGAAGAATTTACTTGTGGGGGCTCCCGGAGAATTGATTTCAGATTTGGATATTTTCTTTAATCGGGAAAAACGACAAACTCAAATTTATTCGACAGGAGACCTCGGTACTTTAATCGCAGAAGATGAGTTAGTTCAAGTAGCATGTTAAATAAATTTTTTAAGAAAGGAAAATGAAATGGCAACAGACTGTGTTAGTTTGATTTCGGCAGGAATAGTGCCGAACTGTGACGATCCTATTACAAAGGGGTATGAGCACAAAGGAATAATTATTAACTGGGACGACATCGATTTTACGGCTACCACCTTTTCTGGTGCGAATACGATTTCCGACCTTGTTCTAAAAGATGGGAAAAAGGCCTATGAAATCGTTCAAAGAGGAAATACTCCATATACGGGATCTACCTCTGAACTAGCCGTTGGAACAATTTCCAATACGGTAACTAAAAATGTCCAATTTACGATATTGAACAAAGGTCCCAAGATTGCTGAAACAGTGATAGACCCATTGTTCAATGGTAAGTATGTCGTGATTCTCGAAAACACATGGAAGAATCTTAGTGCCACACAAGGTACGAAAGGAGATAGTTCCTTTGAAGTTTTCGGTATCAAACAAGGCATGTTCGCAACGGCAGCGACTCGTGACCCGTATAGCTCTGATACACAAGGCGGCTGGCAGGTTACCATGACTGAAACAGAAAGCCCTGTGGCAGAAGTTTATTTGTTCAAGACCAGTTATGAAGCGACGCTGGCGATGATTAATTCGTTGGTTAATCCTTCTCCCGGTGTATGACCTATGAAGAAGCGATGAAATTATCCTCCGAGTTGATAGGGAGAATAAACTCCCTATCGCAGGAGGATCATCGAACGATCGAGAAACTCTATAATGAATCCTTGAAAAAAGAAGTTCGGAAATGTAACTGCAAGGACAAGCATAGAGATGCATTGATTGAAACATTCACTTATTTAAAAAGGAACAAGAAGATGAAAGAGAAATCGAAATTTGTATTAAAACCCGGAGCTGTGATTCAAGTGTTCGGTGATCCACGTGTTTACACGAATGAGAACCTTACCGATGATATAGCCAAAGAATATCTGACCAATAATCCCGGCTTGCGAACCATGTTTTCTGTAATCCCTGACGAGTTCTATGAATCTAAAAGCCGTAAAGGAGCCTCAAAAGAGGATTAACACGAATTATCTGAGTAGCCTGAATATACAGAGCTATGGTGAAGATAATTTGTATCCCAATAAATTAGCCGAGGTGGTAGCATCGTCGTCTATCGCCTCCGGCTGTTTGTCTCGCTATGCAGATTTCATAGAAGGGAATGGATTCAACTCTCAAATAATTTCAGATTACAAAATCAACAAAAGCGGAGATACACTAGATGACTTGTTGGGATTGTTAGCAAATGATCTTGCAAAGTTCGGAGGTTTTGCAATACATGCCAATTATGACGTATTAGGAAAGATTCGCAACATTCATCATATCCCCTTCATTACAACGAGGCTTAAAGAGCCAAATGATTACGGGAAAGTGACAGACATAGCCATTCACCCTAATTGGACGGGTGAGGAAACTAGGAATGGAAAACGAGTTCAAGTCAACAAGTCGAACATTAGTTTCATTCATGTTTTCGATCCCAATTCTGCAATTCCCGAAATTGAAGAGGTTGGGATAAATGAGTATAAGGGACAGGTGTTATGGTATTCGAGGAATGGCAACATGGTTTACCCTCTTCCGGTGTATGACCCTGTTATCACGGATATGAGTACAGATGAAGGACTTGCCAATGTACGTTATCGCAACGCCCGGAATAACTTCTTGCCGAGCGGGGCATTGATTACAAGAAAAGGAACAGATATTCAAGAGAATTATTTTGACGATGAAAGGAGATCTTACGGACATGAGAGTTACGAAAGTGAATATTCTCCTGTGTTGAAAAACTTGCAGGGAGACTTTAATGCTTGCAAGATAGTAGAGATAGAGATAGGAGCTGACGAGCAATCTCCTGAATTTATAAGTTTGTCGACCAACAATTATGATAAGGAATTTACCGTAACGGCTGATAGCATAATAGATAATATCTATTCAGCATTCAACCAAGAAGCATTTTTGGCAATAAGAAAAGGAAAGCTCGGCTTCTCTGGTGATATATTGGCTGACGCTTATTCCTACTATTCGGGTAAGGTAACCAAAGAGCAGAGGGCAATATCGAGAGCCTTGTTATCTATATTCAAGAATTGGTATGAACAACCATTCGGAGAACTCACGTCTGATACTTTTAAAATACAATCGATGTTGTATGGCAGCACTAATAACACCAACTGATATATCGACATTGGCAAGGCCTTGCTATGCAGATAAGGAAATTGCCAATAAAGCGATAGACGAGGCGATAGATATAGACATTCGCTATCTAGTAGGTGATACTCTGTTTCAGAAGATAATGCAGAGTAAAGATACAATCTTACTAAATGGGGGTCTATATAAGTCGAAGAAAGGAGAAGACCGCATTATCGGAGGGTTGAAGAAAGCTGTTGCCTATCTGGCCTATTCACGTGTCGTAAAATTCGGTAATAGCTTGCCGACGAGGTTTGGAACTATGAATAACAACGATGCTTATTCTTCGCATACAGAATTAAAGGAACGACAAATGATAGCCGATGATACTTATTCTATCGGATTGAAATATGTAGAGGAAGTATTGTACTATATTAATGATTCGGAAGAATGCTGTGTTTGCGAAAAGCCAATAAGCAAGCGTAGCATATTTAAGATTATAGGAGATTGATTGATGAGTGACAAAGATCCCATAGTGAAGTACTCGTGGGAGGATATTAAGTTTACCATTGGCTTTGAGGACAAGAACGGGAGCCCGATCGATGCCGAGACGAAGAAGTTTAAGTTCATCTACAAGGACGAGGCCGGTTGTTGTTGCGAAGTGAGCTACGACGGAAAGACACGAAAAAACTGTGTGTTCCGTGACGGCGTGCTGTACGGCATATTCAATTCCGGAACTTTCCGCTATGGCTTGCTCTCGGTCGAGAGGCACTACTGGATAGAGGATGCCGATTTCGATGACGGCAAATGGGACTATGGCGATGTTTACAAAACCAATATAATCATCAAGTGATATGGTTGATAGTGATTGCATAATCGTTCATGAGCAGGTGGTAGTGCCCGATGCCGTTGCGGTGAAAGAAACGGTAAGCGTGCCGGTGGAGGTGCGCATAGAGCGGATGCCGGCGTATCACCCCGACCCTTTGTGGCCGAATTTGGAATCTTGCCCGGCAGGACATATCTGGGCCGTCTGTTACAGCTTTGACGAAGGAGATTACGATATCTGTTTTTCCCAAACCTATGTGGAGGGAAAAGTGGACTGGGGCGACGGCGAGAGCGAAGATATTTTAAACCGGTATGCAAGAGCCTCGCACCACAAGTTCGTTCGGGGAACAGGTCGTACGGACAGCCGGGGCCGGGAGTTCTGGTTAGTGGACATCGCGGCGGAAGATAAAAGTTCCGGTATATATGGCGGACTCACATTTTCCCGATATGGGAACAACAGCTACAATACATTGGACATCGACGGGCGAAACGGGATCGTCGCACTTTGCATAGGGGAAGGTTTGAAATTCCAAGTGACCGTATCGGAGGAGTATATCCATCCGCTGCTCGAATATGTGCGGGTGAAGGGCGACGAAGTGTGGAAGCCGGTAAGTTTCGGCTTGATTTACTCTGTCAAAAAGGTGAGGTACAACGAGAAGGCGAGAGTGGAATATCTGATCGGAAGCCCTGTCCCGGCTTCGTATTTCGATTTCCCGTTTCGGATTGAACATTGTCGGTATTTTGCCAATGTCTCGTATCTGGGCAATTCGAGAATCGACCGGGAAGAGTTGAATTTCAGTACTTGCGAGTTGAGTAGTACGAATTACAATTCGAATCCGAACCGTACCGGTATCTACAGCATAGCGAACAACACGAGGTTCTTGGAAGTATTGCGCATGCCGAAATTGTACGACCGATGCACTCAAATGAACGACTTTATCTCGAATTCGAATATCCGGCGGATAGAATTTCAGCCGGGCGACAGTCTGGCGAATTGTAAAAACATAATCCGATTCGCCAATAGCTGTACCCTGTTGGAAGAAGTGGAGAACTTCCCGGGAGACTTGGGCAAGAATGTGGAGAATGTGGACTGCTGGGATATATTCTCATATTGTTATTCGCTACGCCTGACAGAGGTGAATTTCCCGTATGCGAAGATGCGTAGGGTCAGCTTTCCCGGCACGGATACCCGCCGCAGGGTACCGATAAGCCGGCTGGTGTTTCACCCGGACAGCCCGTTCGACCAAAAAGGCGATGCGAATCATATCAATATCAAATATTGCCGATTCGAGCGGAAAGGACTGGTGGAACTGTTCGAGCTACTGCCTGACTTCTCGGGAGGGACGACTCGCCAAATCGACATCACAGGGAATCCCGGAGCGGAGGAACTGACGGAGGAAGAACGGCAGATCGCCACGGATAAAAACTGGATAATCGTAGGGTAAAACAAATAGAGAGATACATGCAAACGAAAAAAGCGAAAGAGGGATATCTGTTGGTGTCCCGAAAAGAAGGCTCCCTTTCCGTGACCGACCGGGTTTCCGCTCCGGACGGAACCGACCTGACAAATTGGGAGGAACTCCCCGAAACGGAGGCGAGAGAATTGGAACAGAAGTTTAACGAGAGACGGACGAATTGATATGCAGGAGAGAAACGTATTGCAAGAAGTATTTACAGCTACGCTGACGCTGTTTACCGATCTGTTGGAGCCGGTGAAGTGGTTCATTCTCGCGGCCGTGTGCTTGATCGTGGCGGACTTGAAATTCGGCATCGAGGCAGCTCGGAAGCGAGGGGAGAAGATACGGACGAGTCGGGCGACTCGGCGGAGCGTGAACAAATTGGTGGATTATATTTGCTGGATATTGGTGGCCATGAGTTTCGGGAAAGTGTTCGGCGAACCTTTCGGATTGCCGATACTCCCGGCATTGGTGCTGTTGGTGGTTTACGGTTGCGAGATCAATTCGTGTTTCAACAATTACTTCGAAGCTCGGGGAAGTAAGTTACGCATCAATATCTTCAAACTGTTCAAGAATAAGAGCGGCGATGTGATCGAACCGGAGAATAGAGACGAGTAATCGTCTTTCGAAAGACAGTTCATTATATAAAATCTAAAAGAAAATGAAGGTGATTCTAGACAACGGACATGGTCGGGACACAGCGGGAAAGAGAAGCCCGGACGGAAGGTTAAGGGAGTATGCCTACACCCGTGAGATGGCCCGCAGGATAGCGCAGGATTTGAAACGGCAGGGTATCGATGTATCCTTGCTCGTTCCCGAAGATACAGACGTTCCCTTGAAGGAGCGTGTGGAACGAGCGAACCGGATTTATGAGGAAACTGGCAAGCAGGCTATACTCGTATCGATACATGTCAATGCCTCCGGTAACGGTTCGACATGGTTTTCGGCCAGAGGGTGGAGCGTGTTCGTCGATCCGGCGGCATCGCAAGACAGCGAGCGGCTTGCGACGTCCATAGCCGAAGCCGCCGGAAACATCGGCCTGACGGTACGCAGGGAGACGGGCGGCCGCAATTATTGGGTAAGTAGCCTTTACATCTGCAAATACACGAATTGCCCGGCCGTATTGACAGAGAATCTTTTCCAAGATAACCGGGAGGACGTGGATTATCTTTTGAGCGATGCGGGCAAGCAGGCGATAGTCCGTTTGCACGTAAAAGGAATTATCGATTATTTGAACTCGTTATGAAAACATTGCCCTGGCTTCTCGTCGGTATGCTTCTCTTTGTCGCTTTTTGGGGCTGGTTACGCCCCGTCGGTATCGCTCCCGAGGGAAATCGGGAGAAAGACACCGCGACGTTTGTTGATACGATTCCCTACTTCGTCCCGGTTCCCCGGGATAGCGTAGTAGTGAAATATGTCATTGCGCGACTTCCGTCCACTGTTGATGATAGTGTCGGGAGCCATGCAGTCGACACCGTACATCGGAGCGATAGTGTTGCGGTCGCTATTCCCATTACGCAAAAAGTCTATGAAGACAGTACCTACCGAGCCTATGTGTCGGGGTATCGTCCGAGACTCGACAGTCTGTTTCTCTTTCCGAGGACGCAGATTATCACCGTTCGGGAGAAACCCCGCAGGTGGAATATCGGAGTCGGAGCCGGTTATGGCCTTACCCCGCGAGGTTTCCAGCCATTCGTCGGGGTGACGGTTAGCTATACTCTTTGGGCGTTCTGATAGTTGTTTTTAGTTAGAATGAGCGATGCAGTCTGCTTGTGAAAGCGGGCTGCATTTTTTTTTATAGATACGCCTCGATACCGGGCTTTTGTACATATTCCGCTATTTCGAAATACGGAATCTGCTTTTGTTTTTCAGGGCAGTAGGGGGCACTTCCGACTGAAAGAAGGGAAAAAAATTCCTTTTTGAACCCCTAAGAGCTTATTTTTTAGGGTATTAAGCTTTTGAAGGCTGGAAAAAGTGTGGGGATTTGAAAAAAATATAGAAATGAATATGTTTCAAAAAATTGATTTTCAGATTTTTATAATTAAAATCGTAATATTCTATCAAGAAACGAACCGTTTTGTTTCCCAAAATAGTGCAGTCGTTGACTAGGGCTTATTCAATTTTAGTTTTGGTTTTTGATTTCGTCGAAGAGTCTGGATAATCTATCGTTTCTTTTGGCGATAGTATTTATTTCGCATTGCCAAATTACTATCACATGCCACCCTTTTTCTTTTAATTCTTCGATTTTACGGGAGTCTCGTTCTATATTTTTTTCTATTTTAGGAATCCAATAGTCGGTATTGCTACTGGGTCTATGACCGGCGCGACACGAATGTCCGTGCCAGAAGCAACCGTGAATGAAAATGGCTGTTTTATATTTTTTCAAAACGATATCGGGAGAGCCCGGCAAACTTTTGAAGTTCGTCCTGTATCTTAGGCCTCTTGAAAATAGATATTTACGAACTTGTATTTCGGGGCGAGTATCTTTTCGCTTGACTTTCGACATTATTTCGGATCGTTTCTCTTTACTGCAAGAATCCATAATTATATAAAAATTATTCTATTTTCAAACTCTTTCCCTATCTTTGTACAAAGATAGACACTTTGAAAGAAGAATGGACGATATGTCGAAACAAAATCGAATAGGGGTAATCGACCTGTTCTGCGGGATAGGAGGATTGAGCTATGGATTGAAACGCAAAGGGCTGAAAATCATAGCGGGATTCGATGTCGATAAGACTTGTAAATTCGCATATACTTATAATAACGAGGCCGAATTTTTCGATACGGATATTACACGAGTGACCGATGAACGGATTCGATCTCTTTTCGGGAATCACGAGATCAAAGTTTTAGCGGGTTGTGCTCCATGTCAGCCGTTTTCTTCGTATTCGTTCAAGCATAAGGAAAAAGACCCGAATAAATACGATTTATTGTATGAATTCGGGCGATTGGTTGACGGTGTCGAGCCGGACATCGTTACGATGGAGAATGTAACGCAGATCGCTCGTTTTAAGTTAAAACCGGTTCTACAAGATTTCGTCGAGCTGTTAAACGAAAATGATTATCATGTAAGTGTAAACGAGGTCTATTGTCCCGATTACGGAATACCTCAGACGAGAAAAAGATTAGTGCTTTTGGCTTCTAAATTCGGAAATATAGAATTAATACCTCCTACGCATACTCCCGACAATTACGTGTCGGTAAAGTCCGTTGTCGGCGATTTACCAGAGATTGAAGCCGGAGAAACGGATAAGAACGACCCGTTGCATAGAGCCAAGTCGCTTTCTCCGTTAAATCTCTTACGCATTCGAAGTACCCCCTATGGTGGAAGTTGGAAAGATTGGCCGGAAGAGTTGAGATTGAAATGCCATAAAACAGACGCCGGTAAATCGTTCGGTAGTGTGTACGGTAGAATGGTATGGGAGTTGCCTGCACCTACGATGACGACACAGTGTACAGGGCTAGGAAACGGCCGATTCGGACATCCTTCGCAAGATCGTGCTATATCGGTCAGAGAAGCCGCATTGATACAGACTTTTCCTAAAACCTATAAATTCTTTTCCGATGAAGAGCGAGTCTCTATTACTAAAGCATCTAGGTATATCGGGAATGCTGTCCCTCCGAGATTGGGAGAAATAATAGCAGAAAGTATTAAACGACACCTTATTAAGTATGGGAAAGTATAA